AAGGAATAAGCCTCTCACAAACCCGGGGCAGTTCAGCATGCCCGAGATCCCCCGCTATGCGATGTATTCCGGCTGCGTGCTCGACCAGATCAACTGGCAAATGCAGCGTTCCGGCCTGCTGACCGCGACGGCGCGGCTGGTGGCGCAGGGCGAGACGGTCGGTACGACGACCAGCGCAGGCACGCCAGCTGCTCTCGAACTGCAGCGCTTCGGCCATTTCAACGGGGCAATCACGCGCAACGGGTCCGCCCTCGGCAATGTGGTTTCGGCCGACATCACCTATGCCAACAACCTCGACCGGATCGAGACCATCCGGAGCGATGGCCGCATCGACGGCGCGGACCAGACGCTGGTGACGCAGGCCATCAACGGCGATCCCTGCGAGATGGAGTTCGCCTACGTCCTGCCGTCGGGCGAGAGCTTCACCTTCACCGTGCACGCCGTCTACCTGCCGCGCCCGCGCATCGAGATTTCGGGACCACAGGGCGTGCAGGCCACTTTCGACTGGCAGGCCGCACGCGACAGCACGGTCGGCCGAATGTGCACCGCAACCCTGATCAACGATATTGAGGTATATTGATGCTGACACTCGATCTGACAAACCAGCCGCGCTGGCATGATCTCGCGCCCGGGGTGCGTGTGAAGCTGCGGCCACTGACCACCGCGCTGATGGTGTCGACGCGCAGCGACCCCGGCGTGGAGGTGGTCCCCGAGGACGCATCCGACGAGGAACGGGCCGTCGCTTTCGCCACGGCTCTCGCGCGGCGGGCGGTACTCGCATGGGAGGGTATTGGTGATGCGGACGGCAACGCGATCGACCCCAGTCCCGACGCTGTCGGCGCACTACTCGATATCTGGCCGATCTTCGAGGCCTTCCAGTTGACCTATGTCTCGAAGGGCTTGCTGCTGGAACAGGAAAAAAACGTCTCCGCGTCCTTGCCGAGTGGTCCTTCGGCGGGGGCGAGCGCTACTGCGAGGGTTGCGAACCCAGCGACACCAGCACGCAAGCCTGCCAAGACTGCCCGGCGCGGCTGAACCAGCCGCTCACCCATGAAGGCTGGCAGGTCTGGGATCTTGTCGGACGCCTCGGCGGCCAGCTGCGCGTGCTGCCCGGCGCGGTGATCGGCTGGGATATGGCCGCTGCGCTGGCGCTCGGGGACGCGCTCGGCATTCCACTGGTAGCCATGGCCGAACTGTTGCCCGTCATAGAAGCGGCGATGGTGCGCAAGTTGAACGAGGAAATGGCGGCGAATGGCAGTCCGGGTGTCAGCCCTTGATCTTTTCGATCAGGTTGGCCCGTTCCAGCTGGACCATGGTCGAAACCATGTCATTCGGCCTGTTCGGGCAGATATTCGGACAGGTTATCCCCGGTCGGTAATCCGATCCGCCCTTCGATCCACCCCGACGTAGCGACGAGGATCATCAAAACCGCTCCGTGCGATCACGGTAATCGGTAGCGGACGCTCCGCGCGCGAGACCCTTCAGGCTGTCGCGTTTCGGGACCGGGACCAGAAGAACGCCGGTGCCCTTGGAAACGAACGCAAAGGTCAACCCGGCCTCCCATGCGTGCGCAGTCCGGATCGCCTTGGGGATCGAGATCCGGAATTTCGAAGACAGAGTGGCGGTTTCAGACATGCTCATACTTTCGGCTGAACGAGGAAATGGCGTCAGGCGGCCGCGAGGGGCGTGATGTCTGAGACATCGACGGTGTCTCGTGCCCGCGCGAGGTCCCAGGCCCGCTGCAGGTTCATCCAGTACTCCGGCGTCGTGCCGAAGTAGGTCGCGAGCCGCATGGCCGTGTCCGCGGTCAGCGCCGTCTCGCCCTTCACCAGCCGCTCAACCCGAGTGCGCGGCACGTGAAGGCGCTTCGCCAGCCCGATCGCGCTCAGATCGAGCGGCCCGAGGTAGAGCTCCTTCAAGACCTCGCCCGGATGCGAGGGATTTGTCATCAATGTCATGTCGCGCCCTTTCAATGGTAATCGGTGATCTCGACGTCGGCTGGTCCCTGTTCGGTCCACACGAAGCAGATGCGCCACTGGCCGTTTATGCGCACCGAATGCTGCCCGGCGCGGTCGCCCTTGAGCCCCTCGAGATGGTTTCCCGGCGGAAACCGAAGATCCTCGAGGACCACGGCAGCGTCGAGTGCAGACAACATCGCCCGCGTCCGCTTGACCAGATCAGCCGGGAAACCCTTGCCGAACCGGTCCTCGACCGCGTTCGCCGCGCGCTTGCCCTTCGTGTTGACGATCATGGGGCATGATGTATCACGTCGTGATACGCATTGCAAGGGTGGAGCGACCTTGCTCGCACCGCCAATCAACAATCAGGATATATGACCATGGCCGAGAAACGTGTCAGCGTCCGCCTTGCGGCCGTGGGCGGGCGACAGGTGCGCGCGGAACTGGAAGGCGTAGGCGAGGCTGGCGCGCGTGGCTTCGGTCGCCTCAGCCGGGAGATGGAAGCGGCGAATGCCCGGATGGCGGCATTCTCGCGCCGGGTCAAAGTCGCTGCGGCCGCCGCCGTTGTGGCCGCCGCTGCTGCTGGCGTGGCGATGGTTCGATCCGGGCTGCAGACCGTCGATGCCCAAGCCAAACTTGCGCAATCGCTCGGGACCACGGTCGCCTCGATCCAGACGCTGGAGCGGGCGGGTGAACTCGCTGGTGTTTCCATCTCCGGCATCGAACAGGCGACAAAGGATCTGACGCGCCGTCTCAGCCAGGCAGCCGCCGGGACCGGCCCCGCCGCTGACGCGCTCGACCGGCTCGGGCTCTCGGCCACCGAGCTGATCACCCTGCCGCTGGACCAGCGGGTGGGTGCGATCAATGCTGCCATCGAAAGCTTCGTGCCTGCCGCAGAACGCGCAGCCGTTGCAGGCCAGCTTTTCGGCGAGGAAGGCTCCATCGCCATGAGCCGGATCGACACGGCCACGCTGCGCCAGGCGACCGAGGATGTTCTGGCCTTTGGTGTGGTCGTCTCTGAACAGGACGCCGACCAGATCGAGCGGACCAATGACGCGATCTCCCGTCTGGGCCTGATCTGGCGCGGGCTGTCGAACCAGCTGGCCGTCGGCGCAGCCCCCGCGCTGGAAGCGGTCGCCGACGCAATGGCCGCCGTGGCCAGCCGGACTGGGCCGCTCGGGATCGCCATTCGTGGCCTCTTTGATAACCTCGGCCGTCTCACCACCTATGCCGTCACCTTTGTGGGTTTTCTCGCCGGGCGCTGGGTGGCGGGGGTGGCGATCGCCGCACTCTCCGTGCGCGGTCTGGCCACCGCGCTTGTCCTGCTGCGGGGTGCTCTGATCCGCACCGGCATCGGGGCGCTGATCGTTGGCGCGGGCGAGCTCGTCTATCAGTTCACGAAACTTGTTGCGGGCGCAGGTGGATTTGGGGCCGCGATGGGGCTGATGGGCGATGTCGCCAAGGTGGTCTGGGACGGCATCAAGGCTACCGCCGGATCCTTCGCGGATGATTTCCGGGCACTGGGCGCAGATGTCGAGCGCATCTGGATCCGGCTGATGGCGTTCCTGTCGACCAAATGGGCAGAGTTTCTCGGCCGGATCGGCCCCACCTTCAATGCCGTGGCCGAGGAGATCGGTGTCGACAGTCAGATCGACTGGTTTGGCGCTCTGTCACAGGCCTCGATGCTGGAACATGCCGCCAGCAACGCCGGGCACAGGGCCGACCGTTACCGCGAGCGCGCTGCCGCAACCCGCGCCGGGGCGTTTGACGGGGTCGGCCCGGCTTTGCAGGCACTGGGCGACGCCATGTCGGGCGGGGACGATACCGGCAGTGATGCGCTGGATGAAGCCACCGCTGCGGCGGAGCGGTTTGAGGCGACGCTTGAGGATGCCGGGCGGGCGGCGACGGATGCGGGAACTGCAGCCGGGGCTGCGGCTGCTGCGGCCAAACCCGATACCGAAGCCGCTGTTTCGGGCTGGCAGGCGGTCACCACGGCGCTGTCGGATTATGCCAGCAAGGCCCGCGATATCGGCGGGGACATTGGCCAGAGCCTCGTCAGCGCCTTCCAGTCGGCTGAGAACGCGGTCGGAGAGTTCGTGAAGACCGGCAAACTGAAGTTTGGCGATCTGGTCACCTCGCTGATTGCAGATCTTGCCAAACTCGGGGCGCGCAAGTTCATCCTCGGGCCGATCGCCAACGCGCTCGGTGGGGTGCTTGGGGGCGCGGGTGGCGCTGGCGGAATCTTTGCCAACATTCTGCATGCGGGCGGCATGGTCGGATCCGGCGGACCCTCACGGATGGTCCCGGCCATGGCCTTCGCGGCCGCACCCCGGATGCATTCCGGCGGCGTCGCAGGGCTGCGGCATGACGAAGTGCCCGCAATCCTGCAGCGTGGCGAGCGGGTGCTGTCACGGCGGGAGGCGCAGGGCTACGGCGGCGGTGGGGTCAATGTCACCATCATGGCCCGCGACGCCGAGAGCTTCCGCCAATCCCGCACGCAAGTTGCGGCCGACATTGCGCGCGCGGTGTCGCTCGGGCGGAGGGGCATGTGATGTTCCATGAAGTCCGGTTTCCCGACAATATCAGCAGAGGCGCACGCGGCGGCCCCGAACGGCGGACGCAGATTGTCGAACTGGCCAGCGGCGACGAGGAGCGCAACGCCAGCTGGGCCAATTCGCGCCGCCGCTACGACGTCGCCTACGGCATTCGCCGCGCCGACGATCTGGCGGCGGTCGTGGCATTCTTCGAGGCGCGCAACGGGCGCCTGCATGGCTTTCGGTTCAAGGACTGGGGCGACCACAAGTCCTGCCTGCCTTCGGGCACGCCGTCGCCAACCGATCAGGCGATTGGTGTCGGCGATGGCACGACGACCGAATTCCGGCTGGTCAAGCGCTACACCTCCGGCGCGCAGGCCTGGATGCGTGCCATCGCCAAGCCGGTGGCGGGCAGCGTCCGCATTGCGTTCGGCGGGTTGGAGCAGCCCTCCGGCTGGTCGGTCGATACAACCACTGGCCTCATCACCTTCAACACAGCGCCGGGCTCCGGCGTCGCGATCACCGCAGGCTTCGAATTCGACGTGCCGGTCCGCTTCGACAGCGACGCGCTTGATGTGACGCACGACATCGAACGACTGGGCTCGATCACCTCAATCCCACTTCTGGAACTGCGCCGATGAAAAACATCACCCCTGACCTGCAGGCCCATCTCGACGAGGGCACGACGACGCTGTCCTGGTGCTGGCGGATTGCCCGCGCGGATGGCGTGAGCTTCGGCTTCACCGATCATGATCGGACGCTGAGGTTTGACGGCACCACCTTTGAGCCGGAGAGCGGGCTCACGGCTTCCGAGGTCCGCTCCGGCTCTGACCTTTCCGTTGATGCGCAGGACGCAGAGGGCGTCCTGACCTCGGACCGAATCACCGAGACCGACATCTTCGACGGCCGCTGGGACAATGCCGAGGTCGAGGTCTGGCGGGTGAACTGGGCCGACACCGGCCAGCGTGTCCTGATGCGGCGCGGCGCCATCGGTCAGATCCGACGCGGGCGGTTGGCCTTCGTGGCCGAAGTGCGCTCGCTCGCGCATGTGCTGGGCCAGACAGTCGGGCGGACGTTTCAGGCGACCTGCGACGCTGCGCTGGGCGATGCGCGCTGTGGGGTCGATCTCGAGCATCCGGCTTTCAAGGGAAGTGGCACCATCATCGATCTCCTGCGCGACCGAGCTTTCACCGCATCTGGGCTCGGCGACTTCTCCTCCGGCTGGTTCACCTTCGGCACGGTCGAATGGACCAGCGGGGTCAATGCCGGGCGGCGCGCTGAAATCATCGCACATGACATGACCGACGGCATCGCGGTGCTGACACTGCTCGAAGCGCCCGTACGCGCCATCACCGAGGCTGATTCGTTCAACATCCGCGCGGGCTGCGACAAGCGCATCGCGACCTGCGCCGCGAAGTTCGCAAATACCGTCAACTTTCGTGGCTTCCCGCACATCCCCGGCCAGGATGCGGTGCTGCGCTACGCCACAAAGGAGGGCGGGCACGAGGGTGGTGTGCTGTGAGTAGCGTCGTTACCGGCGCCAACCCCACGCGTGTCATCGCCATCGCGCGATCCTGGCTCGGGACGCCGTATCACGACCAGGCCAGCCTTCGCGGCGTTGGCTGCGACTGCCTCGGGCTGGCGCGCGGGATCTGGCGCGAAACCGTAGGCTCAGAGCCGTTCGCGATCCCACCCTATAGCCGGGATTGGGGCGAGACCGGCCCGCGCGAGGTGCTAGATCGGA